TAAAAAGACAAGAAATAGACATAGAAACTTCAGCCAAAAATTTAGTTAATAAATTTAATAGGGGTGAAATAGAATATCAATCTATTGAGGATGCTGGTCAAGCTCTTATGCAAGGAGTAAAAAATGTATTTAAGAAAAAATCAGATGAAGTTCAAACAGCTTATAATTATGTTGACAAAGATGGTATTTTCCAAGCTCAAAAAAGTAATGTAGAAGTTTTAAAAGGTTCTGTCAGAAAAGCTGTAGATGAAGCAACTGCAACAGTTGATAAAGATTTAACTCCTGCAACTGTAAAAGCAATAGATGTTATTGATAATTTTGTAAAAAAAGCAAATGTAAAAAAACCAAAGAAAAAAGTAGAATCAATAGTATTAAACGATTTAAATAATATTAAGAAAAAATTAAATAGTATTTACAAAACTGCAAACAATAAAACAGACCAAAAAAATGTAGTTACAGTTATAAAAGAGTGGGAAAAATTTGTAGATGATAATGTAGATAATATTTTATTTAGTGGAAATCCAAACAGTTTAGAATTATTAAAAAAAGCAAATCAATTATTTAAAGAAAAAGAAAAATTATTTGGTATTAATAAAATTAAAAAAAATGGTTTTAGTATAGATGATAAATCAGGAAAAGTTATTGGTAAAATATTATATGATCCTGAAGTTACACCATTAAAAACAATAGATTATATTTTTGGTAGAGGAACAATAGGAAGATTAGACGAATCATTATCTGTAGTAAAAAAATTAAAAAAAATATTTGATGTAACTGGTATGTCTGCAAAAAAGGCAGCAGAAAAAAGTCCTGATTTTCAAGCATTAAGAACTGGATTTTTTGAAAAATTAGTAAGAGATTCTAGCAGAAATGGTAAATTTTCTCCTACACAATTTGTTAATAATTTTAAAAATTTACAACTTAAAAATAAAGATTT